CTGTATCCCCGGCGTTGCTGTCACGACCGCGATGCTCGTAGTAAATGACGGCGAACACTTTGAAATCACCTCGGTCGAGGATGTGAAGGGTCGCGGGATGTACATTGAAGTGCTCGCAAAGGAGGTGAAGCCGAGTGGCTAAAGTGGATATGAAACTGCCGGAAGAGTTTCTTCTGAAGCTTTCACGTCTCGGAGAAAAAACAGATGAAATTATCCCAAAGGTGCTGGAAGCGGGCGGCGAAGTTGTGGAAGCAAAAGTAAAGTCCAACCTTCAGTCTGTTATCGGCAGCGGCACCAAGGAAGAAAGCCGCTCCACGGGAGAGTTGATCTCAGCGCTGGGCGTTTCCTCCGCAAGACAGGATAAAGACGGGAATTTCAATGTAAAAGTTGGTTTTTCAGAACCTCGTTCCGACGGCAAAAGCAACGCCATGATCGCGGGTGTCCTGGAATACGGTAAAAGCGGTCAGCCGCCGAAGCCTTTTCTGAAGCCCGCAAAATCGGCAAGCAAAAACGCCTGTGTTGACGCAATGATCGCGGCATTTGAGAAGGAGGTCGAAAACATATGAGCCTACTGGAAGAATTGAACACACTCCTCTTGCCGCTTGTCCTCGTTGAGACAGGTGTATTTTCAAAATCCGCCCCGGACAGATATGTTGTGATTACGCCGCTGGCGGATACCTTCGACCTGTATTCCGACAACATTCCCCGTAACGAATCACAGGAGGCGCGACTGTCTCTTTTTGATAAGGGCAGCTACACATCTGTTAAAAATCAAATCGTCCGCGTTCTGCTGAACGCGGAATTCACCATAACAGACCGCAGGTATGTAGGACATGAGGACGATACCGGCTATCACCACTACGCCATCGATGTGGCGAAAATTTACGAATTGGAGGAATAACAAATGGCGACAATCGGGCTTGATAAGCTGTTCTACTCTAAAATCACAGAGGCAACGGACGGCACCGAAACTTATGGCACTCCCATTTCTCTCGCCAAGGCGATGAAAGCGGATCTATCAGTCGAGCTTGCGGAAGCGACGCTCTACGCGGACGACGGACCCGCCGAGGTCGTGAAGGAATTTAAGAGCGGCACTCTCTCACTGGGTATCGACGATATCGGCGTGACAGCGGCTGAGGATCTAACCGGCGCAAAGCTTGATGACAATCACGTCGTGGTCTCCGGCAGCGAGGATGGCGGCACTCCCGTCGCGGTAGGCTTCCGGGCAAAAAAAGCAAACGGAAAGTACCGCTATTTCTGGCTGTACCGGTTAAAATTCGGCATTCCAGCGACTAACCTCGCCACCAAGGGCGACAGCATCACCTTCTCCACTCCGACCATCGAGGGTACGGTGTTCCGCCGCAACAAACTGGACGGGAATGGCAAGCATCCGTGGAAGGCCGAGGTCAACGAGGACGATACGAGCGTTCCTGCTTCCGTTATCTCCGGCTGGTATACGCAGGTCTACGAGCCTGTGTTCACAGCGCAGGCTGGAGGTGAAGGTTAATGGCTGACGAAAGAAGCTCCCAAATCACCATCGGCGGCGCGGAGTATGAGATGCTCTTGACCACCAAGGCAACGAAGGAAATCGCGGGGCGCTACGGCGGGCTTTCCAATCTCGGCGAAAAGCTGATGAAAAGCGAGAATTTCGAGATGGCTCTCGATGAAATCGTATGGCTCATTACGCTGCTCGCCAATCAGTCGGTACTGGTACACAATCTGCAAAATCCCGCGAAAAAGCGTGAGTTGCTCACAGAGGAGGCTGTTGAACTGCTTACCTCGCCCTTTGAACTTGCGGATTACAAAAACGCCATCATGGACGCAATGTATAAAGGTACGAAGCGTCATGTGGAAAGTGAGGACGAACCCTCAAAAAACGCGGAGGTCGGGTAAGCGACGAAGAGTTGTTTGCCCGGCTGATTTTTTATGGAACGACCCTGCTCAGCCGGGCGGAGTCCGAAGTGTGGCTGATGCCGATCGGACATCTGCTCGACCAGTGGGAGGTATACAAGCAGTTTAACGGTTTGGCAAAGCCCAAGCGCGAGTATTACATCGACGAAATCATACCAAATGGCATCTGAGGAGGTGGTGAGATATGGCGGACAATTTCGGCTTGAAAATCGGTGTTGAAGGTGAAAAGGAGTTTAAAAAGGCACTCTCCGACATCAATCAGTCGTTCAAGGTTCTCGGCAGTGAGATGAAGCTGGTCGAGTCCGAATTCGGCAAAAACGAAAACAGCGTCCAGTCCCTCACCTCCAAAAATGAGGTGCTGACCAAACAAATCGACGCCCAGAAAGATAAAATCGAAACGCTCCGTAAAGCGCTGGAAAACGCCTCCGACTCCTTCGGCGAGAATGACCGCCGCACCCAGCAGTGGGCGGTGCAGCTTAACAACGCGCAGGCGGAACTCAACGGCATGGAGCGCGAACTGAAGGACAACGAAAAGGCTCTGGACAATGTGGCTGACAATTTTGACGATGCCGAGAAGCAAGCCGACCAATTCGGAGACGAGCTTGAAAAAACGGGCAAGGAAGCCGATTCCTCCGGCGGCAAGTTTGAAAAGCTCGGTTCCGTAGTCAAGGGTATCGGAGCGGCTATGGGTGTGGCTTTCGCCGCTGTCGGCACCGCCGCAATCAGCGCGGGCAAAGCTCTCGTGGATATGACCGTGGAAGCCGCCGCATACGCGGATGAAATGCTGACACAGTCCACCGTGACAGGTATGTCGGTTGAGAGTCTGCAGGCGTACAGTTATGCCGCCGATCTGGTGGATGTGTCGCTTGACACGCTGACCGGCTCTATGGCGAAGAACGTCAAGTCGATGTCGAGCGCGGCAGACGGTTCCGCAAAATATGCCGACGCGTACGCACGGCTTGGCGTATCGGTTACCGATGCCAACGGCAATCTCCGAGACAGTGAGGACGTTTACTGGGAGGTCATCGACGCACTTGGCGGAGTCTCCAACGAAACGGAGCGTGACGCGCTCGCCATGCAGTTGTTCGGAAAATCGGCGCAGGACTTGAATCCGCTCATTGCCCAAGGCAGCGAAGGCATTGCCGCGCTGACAGAAGAAGCAAAACGCATGGGCGCTGTTCTCAGTGAGGAGAGCATCGAAAAACTCGGTGCCTTCGATGATTCCGTTCAGCGGCTGAAGCAAGGCTCGGAAGCCGCCAAGCGCGTGATGGGTACTGTTCTTCTTCCGCAGCTTCAGACGCTTGCGGATGAGGGAACCACACTGCTCGGCGATTTCACATCCGGATTGGTGGACGCCGGGGACGACTTCGGCAAAATCAGCGAGGTTATTGGCAACACGGTCGGCGGGCTTGTTGACATGATCATGGAACATTTGCCGAAAATAATTCAGGTCGGTATGGACATCGTTATGGCTATCGTAAACGCAATCGTTGAAAATCTGCCGACCATCGTGGAGTGCGCGTCCTCTATCGTCATGACGCTCTTGGAAGGGTTGATTGACGCACTGCCCGCTATCACGGAGGGCGCGTTACAGTTAGTGCTGACACTGGTTCAAGGCATCATTGACAATCTGCCAGCTATTATCGAAGCCGCTATTCAGATGATCGTGACTCTGGCCTTGGGCATTGCGGATGCTCTGCCGGAACTGATTCCATCCATCGTCGAGGCAATCCTCCTGATTGTTCAGGTGCTGCTCGACAATATGGACAAAATCCTCGAAGCTGCCTTCGCCATTATAAAAGGATTGGCAGAGGGTTTGCTGAACGCACTGCCGGAACTGATCGACGCGCTACCCGAAATCATAACGACCATTATTGATTTCATCACGGACAATCTGCCTGAAATCATTGAGATGGGCATCGAGCTCACCGTTCAGCTTGCGGTCGGGTTGATAAAAGCCATACCGCAGCTTGTGGCGAAACTGCCGGAAATCATCGCCGCCATCGTGACCGGCCTTGGGAAAGCGGTCGGCGCTGTGTTTGAAATCGGCAAGAACATCGTCACGGGGCTATGGGAAGGCATCAAGTCCCTCGGCTCCTGGATCAGCGAAAAGGTATCCGATTTCTTCTCCGGTATTGTTGACGGCGCAAAAAGCCTGCTGGGTATCAACTCGCCGTCAAAGGTATTTGCCGGAATCGGTGAAAATATGGGCCTCGGTATCGGCGAGGGCTTCACCGACGCCATGAAGGACGTTGAAAAAGATATAACAGACGCTATCCCAACCGACTTTGACCTTGATATGAATACCGGCATCCATAAGGTGATGAACGACACCTCGCTCGACGTGAAGAAAACCGTGGAACATACGGGTATTATCCGGGTCGAGGGCGTTAATAACGAAGGCGAAATGACCTCCGTTGTGGATATCATCATCGACAGGCTCAGACAGGAGGTGCGCGTATGAGTTATCTGAAAAATACGGAGACAAGTGAAACCATTACGCGCTTTGTCAGCTTCCGAAAAACGCAGGAGGTCATCCGCACGGTGCAGACCGCTCTTGACGGGACGGAGTATCTGACCCGTTTCGGTTCGCCAACCGTGCATTATGAGTTGACTCTCTATGTTAATGAAGCCGGGAAAGCCGCGTTGATGACAGCCGAGGACAGCGTTCCGATGCTTGAATGCTCTGTAAAACAGGGCGTTTTCACCGGAAGAATTGTTGAACTCGGCGATTTTGATTACCAGGCGGCGGGCTGGTATAAGGTCACAGCCACCCTTGCGGCGGTAAGCGAGGTGAGCGACCCATGAGAAGCATACCAGCGGCGCTGAAAGAAAAACTCGCTAACCGCTTCAAGGTGGAAAACACGGACAGCATGGCAAAACTCCGTGTGGTAGCCACACAGACCTCCGTCAACTCGCTGCTATCCGAGCCAATTCACGAGGATATTGCTCCCGCGTTCGGCGATGTGGCTGTGCGTCAAATGGTCGGAGAATCCGATTTGTCTCTGGCCTATGCCCTTTGTTTGGACGACGGTATCGCAAAGGTGTATAAACGGAAGTTTCCTGCTAGTATGGAGTACCTGTGGGAATACCAGTGGACGCTCGGAGCGGCAACTGATGTGGCGATTGAATTTAACGGCACGTGGAAAATGAACGCCGAAAAGGAATGGTATTACCTACAAACTGAGGAATACCCGTATATCTTTTATGTTCGGAACGGTAATCTGTATGTTCAAATCTGGAAGGACAGCGATAATGCCTCTCTGCTTGCAACCAGCGTTTCCCAGATATCCGCTTGCAAGGGCTGGCAGTCCAGTGTCGAACAGGACCTCGACCAAGGCTTGATCATCGGCTACCTCAAAAGCGGCTCGGTGTATTACCGGGCGCTCTGCTGTCAGGAAAACGGAAGCTATGTCTGGGAAGCAGAGCATGAAGTGACCGCGCTTGGTACGGGCAACACGACGCTGTCGGTTATCCGCACCAACGATTTCCGTATCGGATTCCTGACGCAGAATAACGGTCGAATGCTTCTGGCGCTGACACACCGAAACTATGCCGGGATGAGCGTCCGGCCGGATACAGTCCATATCAACGCTTCCAATGTGAAGATGTGGATTTCCGATATAACCGAACTGGACACGCTGAACACTGAATACGCTTCCGGGAATACCGCCTATCCCTATGTTCTGCTGGATGAGTCGGACACCGTAGAAATCTCCGTAGCCTCGGTGGAGAAGATGAACCGCGAGACGGGCTTCGTTTGCTACGGCTTCAAGCTCCATCTCACAAAGCCTTTGAACGGAAGCGTTGACGCGGGGTTTCCGGTGAAATGCACCCTGTCCGTTTCCGGAGTAACCGTTACCTCTGCGGCCTATGACAGCGAGGAACAGGCGCTTATCCTTTATACAAACGCCGATATCCGCAGGACGGTAGCCGTGACCATAACGATGCCGGAATACCGCTCACTCTGGTATTACAAGCTCGGTTCACAAAGATGGTTCCTGCCCGCTCTAAGTGCTGTCGCCGCCGCAGAAACTGTCGACTACTTCACTTATGAAAACGAGACAGCGGGCATTTCGATAGTTTCAACAGGAGCATGGATTGACGAGGCTTTATTCACCCAGTGTTTCCAGCCCGCGCATACGGCTGTCATTACGGTTGTGGCTTCGTCTGTTAGCCTGCAGCCTGTTTCCACATTACCGATTTAGGAGGTTTTCAAAATGAAGATACAAGAACGAGCCGTTCTTCACAACCGGTTTGACGTCAAGGTCGTCGACGCCGCAAGCGGCAAGGTCAAGCAGACGGCGGTCGGCTTCAACGTCATTACAAACTACTATTTTAACAGCAGGCTGACGGCTTCTCCGCTTAGTAAAACGACAGACCTGTTCAGATATATCGCGGTCGGCACCGGAACGGGGACACCCGCCGTTACGGATACCGCCCTTTTCACGCATCTGACGCGCAAAGCAGTGACGACGTTGGAAACGGTTTATGAATATCCGACTTCGCACACGACCAAACAGATCAAGCTGGAAGCGACGGAGTGCAACGGCTCCACCATTACCGAGG